TTAAGGACTACCCGTTGGATTGATCTTATCAACCTCAACTCCCAATGGGTTTCGGATCCGCTCACAAGAGCCGTTCCGATAAACCAGCCCGCTGCGCTGCAGCAGGGCCCATTAGGCGGGGCCTTCTTAAGGCACTTCGTGTCATCCAGCTGGAGTTTAGACTCCTGGGTGAGCTTCCTGAGTTATCAGGTACGACGTGTTTGTCCCTTAGGAAGGATTGGGACCACAAGGTCCCCGTTGTGATGCAGATGCGCTCCCTCTCGAAGGGGGGTGCGACAAGGCGTAGAGTACGCGCTTCGAAGATGTCTTCGGCTCTTGCGAGCTGCAAGCGCATTTTCGACGCCCCGTGCTTGACATGCGATCATGACAGGGGAGAGGTGGCCAAGGAAGAGTGGGCGAGACGGATGGCGGAGACTCCTGATAAGGTTGTCACTACTTGGTGTAGTGATCCTTATTGGTTGTTGAGGAGGCATGTCCGTGAGCTCGCTTTCGGGTGGGGCGAACGTTTGGAAAACGCTCGCAAAGAGTGTGTGGAGGGGGGGGTGAGAAGGAGTGAGAGTGGGGTTTACATTCCTGACCAGCAGGGGTGTTTTGAAACGCGTCAAGGTGAAGGTGGCACTTTAGCCACCGATCCCTCAAAGACTTCCAAAGACGATTCGCTCGTCCGCTTGGGAGTCGCCAAGACTAAGGGAAAGCTTCGTGTCGTAACGATGCAATCCGCTCGCGTAAAGCGGGTCTTGACGCCTGTTCACAACGCCCTTTACGACCATTTGTCCTCTTTCGGATGGCTGGTTCGTGGGGATGTGAAGAAGGAAGATTTCTTGGCCGTCTTGGGTGACCGGCGCGAGGGTGAGGCTGTCATTAGTGGCGATTATGAATCGGCTACTGACAAAATCTACCTCGAGGCCGTCGATGTCATCGTAGACGAGCTTTCGAAGGATGTGAGGTTGACGGAGAATGAAAGAAGTGTCCTGAGAGGATCGTTCCAGCGCCTGCGTTGGATGAATACCTGCACGGGGACAATCAAACCTATTCGTAGAGGCAGCATGATGGGGAATCTTGTGAGCTTCCCACTTCTGTGTCTCTTGAATAAGGCTTGCTTCGATATCGCCAGCGATATCGGGCGTGGTAGCGGGGCCAACCGCGTCGGGCGTTTTAACGGCGATGACTGCTTGTTTGCAGGTGATCGA